ACTTGAGAATCGGTCTCAAAAAAAAGTGAAATTAAACATTTATTTTACAAGTAATTAGAATGATTCTAAATAAGGTGATTTTGGTCGTTCTGTATCCAAAATATGGGGATTTTACGATTTTTCGGATCGTTTTTCGTTCAGCTCTTCAATGACTAGGACGTACTAGGACAGTGGATACATGGCCTGTTCTAGGACGTATCCAGATCTTGGATTCACCCGGCACCGGGACAACCGGGGCAACCGGGAACGTCCGGGCGCGACGACTACCCGGCGTGGCACCGGGCACAGGCTCCCGGAAATGAATCTTTTATAACAATAGGACAAAAAGCCTAAATAGGAACAAAAGCCTAATAAAACAATAAGCCAAAAAGCCTAAGCCTAAACGTAAAAATCCAGTTTCCAGTTGGTACACTTAGTACACTTGTCCACTTTGTCTTGAAATCAGTGTTTTTTAAGAAGCAGGTATTTTGCTTGACAGAATCATAAAACCTTGTTCAGGGGTAGGGAATGTCACCATCTAGAGGGATATGGATCTCATCCCAATTATTAAGCGATCCAAAACTAAGACACATCGACAAACTGATCCTGAGCTACGTGCAGGGGTTCAGCGGAGATGAAGGTTGCTTTGCTAGCAACCGAGCGATAGCGGAACTGTTAGGTGTACAGCACCCGAACAGCATTCAGAACAGAATCTCGGTCCTCGTTGAGAAGAATTACCTCCGCAAGAAAGGCTCTCATGGGTACAGAAAACTCTATCTAGGAGAAAAAATCAAATGATGTACTGAAGTAAACCAAATGGTTTAGGGTAGTAAATCAAATGGTTCACATATAACTAACTTAAAACTAAAGTATAACTAATTAGTATTAGTACCTTAAGGGTTTTAGCACCTAAAATGATTAGTTTTTTAGTTGAGTTAGTTAGTTGAAGGTAAAGGTGAATCTAAGGTGAAAGTTAAGTTCCCCGTTCGGGGACGTAAATCCTCACGGATTTCCATTAAGTTCCCCCGCTAACCAGTTAAATAAATGTAAAGTGAGGTTAAGTTGTTGACAACAGTGCGCAAGTCCACAGGGTGCAGCTCATGGACAAAAACACAAAACAGGCAGTGGGCGCCGAAAAGCCCACAGTTAGTGAAATGCTCAAGCAGACTATGATCTGCTTTAAGCCAGATGATCAGTTGGAGTTTGAGGCTGCTCTCTGGTGGGAGGAGATCGAGGCAAAGCAACGAGCCACCGAGGAACAGATGCTAGAATATTATTCGAGGAAAGGAGAAGTGAAATGCGGCAGCTAACATTTAACGAGCCTCTGGCTCGAAGCACAGATCCGGTAACAAGTCACGAAGCAGCGGTAGATGCTTCTCGGTTTTCGGGGAACAACAGAAGCAAGGTCTTAAATTTGCTGTACTCGTTCGGGGCGTTGACGGACTATGAGCTAGCCGACAAGACAGGTCTACAGCAGAACAGCATAGGCAAACGCCGAGGAGAGTGCAGTCAAGCTGGACTAGTGCAAGCCTTGACCGACCTAGACGGTAATCCTGTTAAAGGCAGGACTCCTAGTGGCAGTAAGGCCATTCGATGGACCCTCACATCTAAGGGCGTGGAATTTGTACAAGGAGGTTTATCATGCTAGACGTAGGTAGCGTAATTACGTTTCGGTTGGCTCCAGCGGAAATCCTTTATGCGGGTCAAGTGATACGCATGAAGGAGCTGCTAGACTCCGACTACAAAGTCGAGGTCAGGGGACGATCCGGTAGGACTCTTGTCCTAGATAGCTTTCACGGCTCTCAGGGTATGATCTGGCCCAATTACACTCACGCCGATCTGTACGTTGAGGGCGGCTGGGAAGCTCTCTGCGAGAAAAAGCTCGTAGACACCTATTATTTTGACGCAGAATCCGCTCGCAAAAAAGATGCTGCGGATAGAAAAAGAAGAAAACCATCAATGGTCAAGGAGGACCAGCGGTTCAAAAACGAACCATTACACATATGTACAAAATAAACAAAAAAATTAACTACCGATTTTTCGATCAAGTAAAATCCCTCTTCGGAGTCTCGTTAGAGGATCTGAGAAAGAAATCCAGAACGGAGCCATTGGCTTCAGTCAGAGCGTTGGTAGGTTGCTACCTGCACAATGAGCTGGAGTACAGCCGTAACCGTATTGCAGAAATTCTGCATCGGGATAAGACAAACATATCCCATTATTTCTACAATCACGAAGATCGGATGTTCGCAGATAGGGATTACAGGAAAAGCTACGATGCTTTAAAAACAAAGGATAAACAATGTGCTTTAATTACGAAATAGACCGAGATACTGCCTCTCTTGAGGAGGCAGTAAAACAGATAGACAAGAGCTGGGATGATCCAGTCATCATATCTAGATGGGACGGAGAACGAGTTTCGTTTGACTCCGGTCCTAGGGCGGTTTTTCACCCCACTCTTCTAAAGGTTTGTATGTGGGACGTAGATGACGTTCTAACCGATGAGCCTCTAGACGATGTAGCCGACGAATTAATCAAGGAAACCCTGTATAAAATAATATGAGTACACCACAAGAACTGAACCTCGCCCTTTCAGGGCAGATCGACGCTGTTATGCAGCGGTACTTCCCAGATGCTAAAAAGCGTGGGAGCAACTACGAGATGGGAGATCTCGATGGGAACAAGGGCTCCTCCTGTGGAGTGTTCCGAGCCAAGGGAGGAATATATCTGGCAAAGGACTCAGCTACAGGCGAGTGCATACCTATACTCTCTTTGATCGCTAGGAAGCACAGCAACTGGAAGGAGGCATTTACCGAGGCTCGACGAATCTGCGGGTTGCATGACCTGAAACCTGTTATAACTGTTGAACGTCCTAAAGTTTCTCAGGACAGTAGCACTGCACTAGGACCGATGCGGGGGACTGAGGCCATGAAATACCTGTCTCAAGATCGAGGTCTGTCTGAGGCAGTCTTAAAGAAGTACGAAATCCGAAGTCACAAGCGGTACAGCGGAGTGAATGAAGATTTTTGGGCAGCTAGGTTTTACGACGCTGAAGGAAATTACGTTATGCTAAAAAGCACTGGTGTGCTGAGGCAGGACGGCAAGAAGGACATCTGGAGTACAAAAGCGTGGCATACACTCTGGGGGTGGAAGAATGTTACTGACAATGACAGGAGTATCCTGATCACAGAGGGGGAGATAGATGCCATGTCTTGGGATCAGATGGACGTAGGGATGCCTTGTCTGTCTGTCCCTAGTGGCGTATCTAACCTAGGTTGGATTGATAACGACTACGAGGCGTTGTCTCGTTTCGAGAACGTCTACATAGCAATGGACAACGATGAGGCTGGTCAGAAAGCCTCAAAAGCGATAGCTAAACGCCTTGGTCTGCAACGGTGCAGGACTGTGCAGTACCCAGAAGACATCAATGACGCTAACGATTTATTGCGGAAATGTCCTACCGATGCTCCTAGTCTAGTACAAGCTGCGGAATCAAATGATCCTCCCACAATACGCACAGCAGCGAGCCTAGGTTCAGATGTTGCCGATGAGGTTCAGAGATACGAGTCCGAAAAGGCCCACAATCCTTTCATGTGGCCTGAGCTCCCGTTCCGACTTCGTGAGGGCGAGCTTGTCACACTGGGTGGTTACGCAGGACATGGCAAATCTCAGTTGATGTACCAGATGGTCCTACACGAAATGGTGGCTAATGATCGCAGGGGATGTGTTGCATCGTTTGAGATACCTAGTTCTTCGATGCTGATGCAGATGCTGTGGATGCAGAACGGTAAATGCCCAAATCCTGACAAGATCGAGGACGAGGTGCAGATTCTCGCAGATAAACTCTGGTTTGTGGAATCCGAGGAGGGTACAGATAACACTTGGGAAAGCCTCAAGGACGATTTCCTGTACGCTAATCGCAGATATGGATGCGATATATTTGTGATAGATGCACTGATGCACCTCACTGCAAAAGACGATTGGAACGGTCAGGAGCGTATAGCGAAGCAAGCAGCTAAGTTCGCTCTCGATAACCGCGTCACGGTGGTTTTAATTGCACACTGTGATGCTAAGAAGGCGACCACGGCTGGTGTACCGGAGAACGAGCACATACTAGGCGGTCAAGGCATAGTTGCTGCGTCTCACAGCATTGCACTAATCTGGAGGAACAAGGAGAAGGAGAAGAAGCTAGAAGCAGGAGAGCAGGCAGAAGGACCCGATGGGAAGTTCTACGTGTCTAAGCAAAGGAACTCTGGAATCCTCGTTTACAGGGACCTTTGGTTCCAGAAAAGTCGCAGAATGTTCCACACCGATATACAGAATCTAGAAAAACTAGAAAAAAATGAAGAAATGTCAGATTGGGACTTGACAGAGGATGATTTTAATGACTTCTAGTACTTATGGACACAATTAAATCAACAGAACGGTTCGGAGAACCGTGGGAAAGCAAATACGGTAAAATGTACCCGTTTTCAGTAGTAATGGAAAGTGGAGAGACCGTATATGCGAACGCAGCTTCAGAGACTCCTTGGTGGGGTCCCGGATCTATTGTCGAAATGACAGTGAAGGGAGAAACCAAAAAAGGGAACAAGAAGGTTTCCTTCGGAAAGCCCGAAGGCGTACAACAACCCCAACGATCTGCCCCTCCCGCAACTCGTGGAACATCTGGAAACAGGGACGAAGCGATTAGCCTAGCAATGATCTTCAAGATCGCTGCTGAACGAGGCGGTACTCCCAATGAGTCGCTGGATTTAGCTAGGGACCTGTGGGACTCATTTCAGGAGTTCATAGAATCTCCTACATCTGATATTTCCTCTTCGGAAGAAGAGGCTTTCTAGTCATCATCATTGGATACATGCGAGGGGGTCTAGGGTTTTTCATGTTTCCCCTAGGCCCCCTTTTTTTTTATGAAGAGACTCTTTATTAAAAACGATTTCCTCCCAGTAGGATACCTCTGTCAAATAGGGGGATCGTTTGAATCGTACAGTAACTGGATATGCTCCCAAGGGGTAGATTTTGATCTAGAGTTCGAGGATGATTATCTAGGAGCTTGCTGGAAAAGTGGACCGTACATCATGATTTATGTAAGCGAAAAGCGTAACTCAGTTATTGCTCACGAAATTTTTCACGCTGTACTAAAAACGCAGGAACATACTAGTTGTCCCGACGAAGAGTTCGGAGCAATGTGTACACAATTCTTAACCTCAAAATTGCTATGAGTAGATTGCTGGTTGTAGGAGATATTCACGAACCTTTTTGCTTAGACAAATATTTGAGCTTTTGTAAGCGGCTCTACAAGAAAAAAGATTGCAACCGTGTCCTGTTTATTGGAGACATCATTGACTCGCATTTCTCGTCCTATCACGAGACCGACCCAGATGGCCTGTCTGCTGGCGATGAGCTAGACCTATCTATTAGGAAAGTTAAACGCTGGTACAGGGCATTCCCGAAAGCTGATGTAGTGATAGGAAACCATGATCGCGTTGTATCCCGTAAAGCCTTTAGTGCAGGGGTCAGTAAGCGTTGGATTCGCAGTTGCCCAGAGGTGCTTGGTACGCCTAATTGGACGTTCCATCAAAGCATCAAAATAGATGGTGTTAAGTACTGTCATGGAGAGGGCAAGAAGGGCATACAAAGAGCAAAGGCAGACATGGTTAGCAATGTTCAGGGGCATTACCACACTGAATGCTACGTGCAGTGGGCAGTGGGAGATTCTTTTCGGGTATTCGGTATGCAATCCGGTTGCGGTATCGACCACGAAAGCTACGCAATGGCGTACGGCAAGCACGGTCCTAAGCCAGCAATAGCCTGTGGGTTTGTTGAAAACGGAGGCAAAAGCGATCTAGATGAGGTTAGCGTTTACCCTATGGCTCTATGACTTTTAGATCTAACCCACAGCATAAGGTTTGCGTCCTACCCAAAGACAGCTCTGAGCGTAAAAAATGGTCCATTTATTCCGGTGTTCTGTCCCCGTTCCCGAATGCTATTGCAGCAGTAGCTAGGAAGTCTTACGAGGGACACAATAAACACTGCGACTCAGAGAAGCCAATGTATTGGGAGTTCGATAAAAGCAATGATCACCACGATTGCCTAATGCGTCACCTCCTAGAGGAGGACTACGCAGCAGTTGCTTGGAGAGCCTTAGCTCTACTTGAAACTAAAATACAAAAAAAGGACTATAATCTGTAGTTTTTTCTTGATCTTTTAAAATCAATCTATCTTTAATAAATTATGTCTAACGAAATAAAAAAACAAATATCGGATGAAGAGTTAAAAGACCACATGGTCAACAACGCCTTCAACAACACTTCGCTCTTGGATATACTTCAGGGGCTTACCCAAGGGGTACTAACTAGGTTCGCACTTGATTTAGCAACGAAGAACGTCAATAGAAGCTGGGAGAACCTTACTGATGCAGATAAAGAGGAGCTCAAGAACAACATCTCAAAAAATCTAGAAGCTTAAAATGGAAACTGGAACTCTGGATTGGGGCGAAATTATAAAGTGGTGCAAGTTTTATCTCTCTAGTGACCATAACGGTATCGAAAGCGTAGCCCCTTTAATCGGTGGGCTTAAGCACAGGGAATATATACGCATTGATGACGATACGCTGTACCTTGATTCTGGAACTTATCATCTCCAAAAAGCAAGAATTGATGGAGAACAAATATACGGATTCAGGATAGAGGGTCTTTCCGATAAAGATTTTGTTCAGATGATGAAATCCGCCTTGCTGGACAAGTACAAGGATGAAACCTTTAAGATGGTAGAGGCTCCCAGTATTTCACTATAATGCACTTCTACAAAAAAAGCAGCACAGGCGAGGTTTCCTTGGTTAATTCTGTGGACAGTATAGCTAAGGCCAAGAAACACGGGGGCGTGTCTCCCTCTGTTACTGGCATTCTCTCTATAATGCCTAAGGGCTTATCGGGGTTCGACATGAACATCTGGAGAGAGAACAAGCTGATTGAGTTCACTAAGTTTTACCCTGATGATTCACCCGCTAAACTTAAAGAGCGTCTTTGGGGCTACAGAATTGATGAAGACGGAACTACGGTAACATCATCGGAGTTCGGTACAAAGGCTCACGCGGGCCTAGAGGAGGCTCTAAAGCAGTACCAAGACGGAGCCGATTACCACGGTCCGTACAAGCAGTACGCAAGTAGATTTATAGAGCACATATCTACAGAAGGATCGGCTCCCGTACACATGGAGCTATCTGTTCTTGATGATGATCTTAACGTAGCAGGGATGCTGGATCTTGTTTGCATGAGTGCAAAGGGGAAGTACGAGTTGTACGACTTCAAATTCAGGAACGACAAGAACAAGAGCTATGACACCGATTGTTGCCAGTTAGCCATTGAGGCTAAGATTGTCGCGAAGCAGTGGGAGCTAGATTACATTCCAGATGTGTTTAGTGTAGTGTTCGACTGCGATTCCGCAGAAATGAAAGTAAAACACTGGCCTGCATCTAAGGTAGACTGGGGCATTACTGCGTTCGAGAAGCTGAACGATAACTATCAGTTCTTCTCTGGTCTTAATTATGGCAAAAAAGCTAAAGCACAATGAGATCAAAGCCTACAGGGAATCCGCTTTCAAGAAGCAAAAAGGGATAGACCCCATATCATTGCTTCCTATAACAGATCCTGTCCTAGATCACGATCACAAGACAGGGCACATCAGGCAAGTTCTGCAACGGGAAGTCAACGCGTTTGAAGGGAAAGTCATAAACGCCTTCAACAGGTACTTTAAGCACCTAGGAGTTTCTAAGGAAGACGCAGTAATTCAGTTGGTTCAGTACTGGGGCCAAGATTATTCTGAGAACCCAATCCACCCCAAGCACCTCACGGACAAGGATAAACTCGTAAGGAAGTACAAAAGACTTCTGAAGCAGTCCAAGCGGGAAAGCACTAAGGAGAAGTACCGTAAGCTTATTTCTTTATGTCAGGGAACCTCTTCTGAACCTTAGGGGCCTCTTCTTCTCTAGACATCAAGTTCAAGTAGATGCCTACCTCATTGAGCAAAGTTTTAGCTATTGGGTCGTCTTGAGCAAACAACAACTGAATACCCTGATCAGTTGCCATGACTTGTGACATTATTTTACTCAGAAGCACTTCATCAACAAGGTAGTCTGGGTTCATTTCTAGAACTGATCTCCTCAAGTTAGAGTTTGCTCCTTCTCCTATAAGTTGCAGATGAGTAGCCAATATCTTTGATCTTCTTCGGGGATCTTGTAGGCCAGCAAGCCACCTGTAGTAAAATCTTACCCTGTTGCCATCCACCGTTGTAGCAACCCTACTGTTTCCGGTTTCCAAAGCTTTTGAGCTAAGTTTAGCATCTGCTTTGGGTATTCTTTTTACTACATCGGCGTACCTCTTTATTTCAGATAATTTTTCTGCTCCAAATAAAGCATTGTACTTGTCTTCGTTACCTTTAAGTATTTCCAATACTTTGTCCCCATCAAATAAATATCCTGATTTTTGGTTATTAGCGAACAGCTCTTCCATGACAAGAACCCTAAAGGAATTTTTTTCTATATCCGTTTTGAATCCAGATAAAAATAATTCAATAGATTCATCTGTTATGTCTTCTTTAACAACGTATTCAGCTATAATTCCTTTTTGCTTTATAGCGTTTAGTTGTTTTGGGTCATTGAATAAAAGCGAAGCTATTTCTTTTTCTTTTTGTACTCTTTCAGCCGCAACGTTTTTCAGGTTTTGGTAAACTGCTCTAGCATCTTTACGACTCATTCTCGAAGTGTTGTCCAAGATAGTCATACCTTCCTCTGGGGATATTTCCCCTCCAAGCTTTTTTATATCCTTTAAAGTGTTGAATAGATCATCGAACTGATTTCCGAACAATCTTTGTTGGAGCTTTGTATCGTAATAGCTTGGGTTAGTTATTTGCCCAGTTGGGGTTCCACTAAAAGCACCGTTTTCAAGCAAGTATCCAGTCCTTAAGGACTTAATATATTGTTGCTTCAATGCGGGGTCATTTACGTCATCTATCAACTTCATCACAGTATCAAAATTTGTTAAACCACCCCCTGAGGTGTTACTTATAATATTGTTTAACCCAGCAAGATTTTTGTCTCCCTTAAAGACAGATACTGAGTCAGCAGCATTAAACGTCTCACCAGCCTGTGAAACAATTTTACGCAAATCTTCAACGTAATCAGAATAATAATCGTCAGCATTCCTAAGAAGATCTATACCCGCTTTGTCCTGTAAAAGATTAAGCCTTTCTTTCTTTAACGCATCAACGAATTCTACTGACCTAACGTTTTTTCTGATGTTCTTAGAAACAACATCCTTGACATGATATAGGTCATTGAGGGATTCGAAATTCATTCTCATCCTGTTGAATTGAGGTGCCTGTTTTAGGAGGTCGTAAGCCTTGTCCCCTTTTATGCCTGTTTTGTCTCTGATTTCTTTTGCGTAAAGTTCTGCCAACTCATTAAGCTCATCTTTTTTAAGAACCTTTTCCATTCTTTGAAAGAAATCTTTAGTGCTAATAGACTTCTTATTAGATTTTGCCCAATTACTTACAGCAGAGTAGTTAATATCAGACTTCTTAATCACCTGATTTTTTAACGAACTTATAGATGCGTTAAAAGGGTCGCGAGCACTGTATAAAAGCTCTGGAGAGTAATTGTATTCTCCTTTAGAAGCCTTTAAATTTAGTATATCATTAAGTTCTTTAGACAATAAAGACTGAAGGGTATTAGCAGAATCTGTATCTATTTTTTTTACTTCTGACAATAAACGCCTGCCTTCGACAATTTGTTCTTGAGCAAGTCCCTCTAAGTCTTTTCTAAAAATATCTTGGTTATTAACCAAAAAATCTTTGTCGAATATATTGTTTCGAAAGTTTTCTAACCTTTTTATTAAACCTTGAAGGTATATTTGTCCAGCATCCGTTTGTTGAAGCAAATTAAAAGAAGCTTCTCCAAGGGCTATATCTGGAGTTCTTAGGTCGAGTCCTTTTTCTTTGGCATCTTTCGCCAAAGCATCTATTGCTTCCTTAGTTTCTTGGGTTACTACACTAGGGGTTATAACTCCCGTTGCTCCTTTAGCTATACGCCGACCGGGAAATGTGGTAATGAAATTAGTCCCCATTCCAAAGGCTGCGGTTATTCCACCCCTTTTTAAAGAACCCTCAAATAGGTCTACACGCTCTCTTCCACTTTTTTCTAGCTCAGGGTTTAAGGCGTTTGCTCTAAATAAAGCATTTAGACCTTCTTGTGAAGCTGCCTCTGCCAATGGTCCAACAAATCCAGCACTAAGCACTCCTATTGTCGGTGCGGTACCAACCTCAACAAGGAACCCAACCCCTGCTGGTGTAAGCCCCGCTAACTCTGCAACATCAGCAGAACTTAGTCCCTCTTCGTCTACTGCGACAAGCGATCCATCTGGGTACTGAAGCAGTAACTCTTCGGCTCCATCTACATTTAGTTTCTTGATTTTCCCCCCAGATACAAGCTCTAGATATTGATCTCTCTCTTCTGGAGCAGCAGAAAGAGAAGCCCAAGTCCTAACAGATGCAGGCAACCCTAAGTCGGTATTTATATTTTCTTCTGGTACATCTAAAGCTGCGGATATTAAAACATTTTTTGGTATCTGTTTTCCAGCGTATGCACCTTCCGAGGGAGTTCCTAAAGCGGGTTTTGATCTTTGAGATATTCTAGCCTGCTCAATCTGTTCCCCAGATAAGCCACCGGGGATTGCCGGTATTCCAGCTCTTCCACTAACTACAGTGGGCTTACCGGGTTTTCCGCTATACTGTTCTAGGACAGTTTGAGATGCAGCAGAACGAATTTCTTTTCTTAAAAAAGCTATTTGTTCATCGTTCAGTGAATTTAATTCTTGTTCGGTGTAAGGAACTATGACTTCAATTCCAAATTCTGGTACTGGAATGCTTGTTCTGCTCATATTTAAAGTTTATTCTGCTTAATTAGGGAATAATACAACCCGCTTTACTCCATCATCCCCAACGTAGGACTCAAACTTGTTCCCACCTGAAGTCGTACCTGATCCCACCGAAGAACTTGGGAAAGGATTTCTAGAAGTGGGCAAAAGATTTGGTGAAATGGGAAGAATATTTGAATCAGAGGGATCACTATCTGTCCCCTCTCCAAAGAAGTCATTTGCATCAAACAAGAAAAGCTCGTATTTGCTAGGATCTCTTCCTCCAAGACCCCTCTTGAACCTTTTGTCTATATCACCTCTCGTTATACCTAGATCAGACCTTGCCAAAACTGACTCGTACATACTATCCCTAGCGGAAATTGACTTCCTTGGCATATCTTCCATAATTAGCCTTAATGTGTTTTCTACATTAACAAAGTCTGCCATAAACCCACTTTCGGTAACTAAAGCACCGTAGAAGTTCTTAAGCAATGTTAGCTCTGGCCCCGTCAACTGTCCGTATCCAGAAGATCCATCCACAGAATCTGATCTAGTTTCTTGAAGAGTAGCATTCGCTATTTGACCAGAAAGAGACTGAATTGCTTGCGAAAACGTGCTTGCCTTTGTACCGGGGAATCTTTCTTTGATCCTTTGTTCAATCTGTGCGGTGAAGTTTTGAAGATCTTTATTTTTAATATCTACGTTCCCTTGTGCATCTCTACTTCTAAAAAGTGAGCTAAACTCTGAATTCAACTCATTAAATACCGCTTTTTCTTCTTCTGTTATCTTGTCAAGCATTCCGTACGCTCTTTTAGCAGCGTCAAAAATCATTCCTCTTCTTTCGATCTGCCTACTAGTAGTATCAACACCGGACTTGAGTACACTCTCTTTTTTCTCAATAATTGTCCCCAGTGCTTCTTGGCCTTCAACACCCCTAGAGAACGCATTTTTTGTAGCATCTCCTATCCTTGCAAATTTGTACTCTTCGGGATTCTCCTGCATTAAAGTTTTTGCGTAACTTTGCATATCAGCTTGGTTAGCCATTGCCCCATCAGATCCGAAACGATTAAAGATAGCTGCCTCCATATTAGATGTCGAACGATCACTTATGTTTTTGGTTTCAGCAGCGACTGCTTGTCTTTGTGCAGCCTCCAATCTGTCTTGTTCTCCCTGCTCCGAGATTAGAGTCCTTGCGAGAGTTTGAACTTGGTTCATTGCTTCCTTTGCCCCCAATGCACCAACTATATCAGATGGATCAATGTCTAAAGATGAATCTTTCTTTTTAATAAAATCAATGACAGGAGTCAGAGCCTCAATGGCCTGTTCTTTTTCTTGTTTATCTAAAGCTTTTTTCTTTTTGTCAGCAGCTAACTGCATGACGGTTCCAGCAATGTTTTGGTACGCCTGATCTTTCATCTGGCGAGCTTGAAGCAAAGGTGTAATATCAGGAGTCATCTCCCGAACTGATGGTAGTTGTCCGAATCTCATAATAATTAGTCTCCAAAGCGGCTACCGCCTTTTTGTAAAAAATCAAAGTAATCTTGTTCTTCTTGTGAAAACTGGTTTTCTTGACCCCCTATACCCATACCTTCTAACGTATTGGTTATTAAATCCTGAAATCCCAAAAAATTTGAATCATACAAACCAGAAACGGCATTAACTGTTCCAAGTATTTTGTTTATATCTGATGCACTTTCTTGAGACGCTAGAAGCTGTTGGTTGAATTCGTTTTGTACATCTGCTTGATTCATCTTAAAAATGTCAGCAAAAGTAGGCAAAGCACCTTCCATAGTCGCGGCTAAACCTCCACCGAACCTTATACCCGGAGCAATGTCTGATGCGTTAATACCAGCTCTAATGAACGGTTCTCTGCGGTTGTACATCAACTGATTCATATCAATCCCAACCTGTGCTATAGACGGATCGAACTCCCTTCCGCTAGCAGCTTGACTGCCCATGAGAACGTCTGTAATCCTTTTCCCCTCAGTAGGATCTAGTTTAGCTCCTTTTTCAGCAATTTCTTGGAGAGTTGGAACAGAGCCATCGTTGATGCCTACGGATCTACCTAGTGATCTTAACTGTTCATCTGTGTACTGCCGTGCTGCACCAAATAATGCAGAACCAACTCCCTCAACAAAGAGGCCAAGGTTTTGGGCATATATTTCTGCGGCTTGGGGTCCTTGTTCTCTAAGAATGTTGTAGTACTCTTCGAATCTGCTATCCATCCCTGAGGACCCTTGCTGAGATCCTGAGGTGCTAGTGTCGTAGTTAATTCTTTCGTCGTCTTCCATAAGTGTATTTGCACCTCCTAAAAAGGTTCCTTCCCCCGTTATATCATCTCTTAAAAATCCTCCCGCTGCACTGCTGTCCATTACTGGTGCATCATCAGCGTCTCCTACAACATCTGCTACTTTCGAAGCCGCACCTCCAAGCATTGATGAAGCTGAACCTACAATATTGTCTAATGCACCAGAGATTATAGCATCAGTATTAAATTGATCTATTACTTGTTGGTACTTTGGTTTAGTGGTACCAGTATCATCAGCGGATATAGATATTCCTCCAAGATCAAAAACTTTACCTGCATCATCTATTATTCCTTTACCAGCATTGACTACATCTCCAACTCTATCACTTATAAAATTTTGAACAAAATTTTGATTCGAATCCCCAGATTGGTTTACGCCAGATTGACCTACATCATATCCAAGAACTTGATTCATGTAATACTGCTCTATGCCCATTCCCAATTTAGCAGCTTCCTCAACTGCCTGAGGATTGTTTCTTACAAACGTATTTACTTGGGACTGCATATTGCCCCCTAGTCCAAACGCATTTGCAATTTCGTCAGCAGCATCCATCGGAATGCTGGGAATATTTAATGTTATAAGGTCGCTCATACTTATCCTTCTAAGGTTTGTACTCTAGTTTCCAAAGCCTCGATCTTAGCTACAGCCTCTTGTAATGCTGCTGTCAGGAGCGGTACTAGTTTAGATTGGTCAATGCCTTGGTATACTGGATTCCCCTCATCGTCTACTTGGTCTTTAGTTCCAACAATAGATTCTGGCACTATCGAGCTTACTTCGTGAGCAAAGAAACCATCCACTATTTTGCTAGGTTCTTTAATGAAGTT